GTTCCAAGAATAACAAGGTGTCTGTCTCTATCTGAAACAATTGACATTACTGATCTTGTTGGTGCTCCACTTATTACTGTAGCTCTTGTTATTAAAGCATTTGGGTCAGCATTAATTGGATTCCAGGAAAAAGTTTTACCGTTTTTAATTGTTGAAATTAAGACTTGACCAAAATTATCTAAAGACCATGAAGCGGGATCAATAACTAAATTACTTGATGCAACTGGAGATCCCCATGTACCTCTTCCCCAAGTTCCTGTTCCCCATCCATATCCTGCTGTAGCGGTTATTGGCCCTGGTTTTACATAAGGGTTAACGGTAGCTGACCCACTTGCTACTGATATTCCTGTTGCAGCAGACGCCATGGTTATTGTAAACTGGTCTACATTAATTGCTGATGTAACTTCAAATGTGTTTGTTTCAAAATCAGCAGCCACATAACCTGCACCAGCAGGAGGGGTTACAGAGGTAAACGTAAATAAATCTCCTGCTAATAGACCATGACTTGTTGCATTTACGGTCACGGTTGCAGAACCTGCTCCAGTATTAAAAGTACATCCTGTTACAGCTGTATCTAACGGTGTAATATCATAAAAGCCGCCTTCATAATAAATAAACAAAGCTTTGTTAGTTCCTAAAGCTGCATATCTTCTTCCGTCTAAATCAGCCCACACTAGTTGTTTTCTAACAGCTCCGACTAAAGTGTCCGATGTAATTTGTTCCCAACCACCGATTTTTTCAGGAGAACCATATCTAAATCTTACAAAATCTCCATCAGTCCACTGACCTTCTGCTCCTGTCTCTGTGACTTGTTTATTGAATCCTGGTGCTATTTGTATGTTTGTTAAAGGCATACTATATTATAACACGTAATTTATAAGGTCTCTATATCTCCAGAGTGAGTTAATTTTTTCTTGGTTTCTTCATCCATGTTATTATAAAAATCAGATACAATTTTGACTAAATTATTACCGAAATGTCTTAGCCCCTCTGGGGTGAATTTTATTATACCTTTTTCCATAATAACCTTTTTTTCTTGTTCGTTAAAAATAATTTCTGCTGAGCCATCTTTATATTGTCTTATTTGCATTTTTCCTCCTACTGTTTAAGTCCATACAAAGGTCTCTTATCCATCTTCCACTCTTTAAAAGGACCATTTTTATCTACGTAATGTAGAAAAGATTGTATGTGATAATCTCCTAAAAATTCTTCTCTCCAATGCTCCAATTCACATCCCATATATATTACAGCTTCACCAGGTTGCAATTCTATAGAATTTCCATTTATTATAATAGGCCATGAGGTTTTATCAGAGTCAATCATTACAGAAACACTTATTTCACAGGAAGGTCTATCTTTGTGTTTGGCTAAATCACCAAATTTTGTGTAAAGTCTCCAAAAAGAATATGTGGGCAATAGTTCTAAACCTGTTTCTTTTTCCATTAATTTTTTTTTATTTAAAAGTAAAGATTCCATTAAGTAATCTCCATAAAAGTAAGTGTCGTGATTATTATTTTGTTTTGTATCAAAAGAATCAAAATTTAATCTGTGTTTTATTTTACAATAATCTTTTAGTAAATCTATCTCTTCACTAGATAAAAAATTATTTACTTTTTTATATTTAAATTCTTTTATATTGCCCATGTTACTATAGAATACCTTGTCCCCTTACAAACTGGTTTAACTTGGTGAGGAAAAAGAAAATTACTTGGCCAAACAATAAATCTATTTGGTTTTATTTCTACTTCTAATTTATCTTCTAACCCGAAGCATAACTCACCACCCTCATAATCATTATTCAAAAGAAAAATACCGCTCAGTGTTCTTGGTTGCGATGAAAAATGATCAACATGTTCTTTATAAAAACCATTTATATCATACTTTAAAACCGCTATCGTTTCTAAACCTTTCCACTCTAGATGCTTATAATCTTTTGCATATTCTTTAAAATAGTTGTTGAAAATAAAATACAAATAATTGTGCCAATGAACATTTGTAAAGGAATTATTAAATTGATTTAAAGAATAATCAGTAGTGTTTCTTATTTTTTTATTAACTACACCATCTCCAACTCTAGCGTCTTGAAAATCTACAGTATTTATAAAACGCAAAAAATTACTTAAAGTTTTCAAGTTTAAAACGTTATCATATATTTTTATATAATTTTTCATTTAAATGATTTTTTATTCCAAAATCTCTCCTTATAATTATACAATAACTTAAAAGGATAAAACAATTTTTTTTTATTAAATTCATTACTTGTTTTACCTACTATTTTCATTTTCCAAGAATCTCTTTTAAAAGGTATCACCTGAACATATGGAGTTCCCTTTTTAATAGTTGTTTCGATACTATCATATTTATCTCCGTTAATAACTATTGGGAAATTAATTTCTTGTGTAAAAGTATCTGTATCTACAATACCAGGCATTATAGAAAACCTATCATCAGAATTATTTAAAGGTGGTAAAAAAAGACATGAGTATCCTGGAGGTGTTTTTATAATCCATGGGTTTAGTATTTTATAAAATGGTAAATTTTTATTTTTCTCAACGTATGGAGAACCCTCTGCTTGAAAAGGAGGATGTATAGAAAATTCACTTTTGTTAAAGTTTAAACCTCTAGCCACAAACATTTGTTCGAATGTATCTTGAACTTTGTAAAAACTGTCTTGAGATTTTGTTTCCTCATTATAAACATTATGTGTAATATGAATATCTTGACTTACCTTAAGTAAATATCCAGTTGTTAATGTATCCAAAAAAGGCATACAACCTTTAATTGTAAGTTTTTCTCCTCTGCCTATTCCGTGTTTTAAATTTTTATACCATTCTGGTATATTAAGTTTTATAGGAATTGGTTGATCTTCTTTTAAATCTACATAATCTTCATGTGAAATAAATTCTATCTCATTATCAAACATATAAGATGTTATACTATTTAAAATTTTTAAGTAAAGTTTAAAGTAGTTCTAATAGATGATATGCAGTTTGTCCTTGGTCTTCCGCATATTTTTCAAGCGATGAACCTAAAGGAGTTCCATCAGAATAAACAAAAGACTCATTTATAGTGGCATTTTCGCTTGGATCAGTAATTATAGAAGAAACATCTAAAGTATTTAAATAATCTCTATAAGAAATTACAGAGTCTCTCATAGGCTTGCTTTTATTTGATTCGTTTTTTATCCAAGTATTGAGCTCTTCGATAATTTTATTTTTATGACCTGTAAGTTCTTCTCTCCAATTAAATCTTGGAGCTGGGTTTAGAGTATTCCAAGTAATTGTAGCACCATCTCTTGAACCAAAAACAGTCACACCATATTTTGCATTGTTAAAATCATTTTCACTAATTTCTATTATATCCATGTGTTCATCTGCAAAACCTTTATTAGCATTTAAAAAGGTTTGGTCTTTTGCAATTCTATAAATATTGTTAGATCCTTTGTCAAAAATGATATATGCCATTATGCCCCCGTATTTTCATAAACTGCTAAAAATCCATTACCACCAGATTGTCCAGCAGGTGGAAGGGGTCCTTGTACACCCGTTGTGCCTGCACCACCTGTACCAGGTTCAAATGAAAATAAATATGAACGTGGAGAGTAAGTTAAAGTGGCTCCTGGAGCACTACCATCATTTCCTGGACTACCATTGGTGTTGTAACTTCCTTGACCACCGTTACCTGCGTTGGCAGTTCCTACGTTTGTGAAAGTGGTTGCACTACCAGCGTTTCCAGGGTTTCCATTATCAATTGCAGAAGGACCTCCAGATCCACCTCCACCTATACTAAAAGGTTGGGCAAAAGGTTGGGAAATTGGTACACCGTAGTATCCATAACCACCGCTACCTCCATCTCCTCCAGAGTATTTATTTGGTCTTGATGAAGCACCTCCGCCTCCACCTCCGCCTCCAAAAATATAACAGCCAAGGTAACTTGCGTTAGGTGATGCAGTGTGAGTTCCTGAAGCAGGTCCGTTAGTTAATCTTTTTGGTTCAAATCCGCCTCCTCCAGCAGATCCTGAAGAAGCAGCTGTAATTCTTCCTTGAGCATCTACAGTTATAGATGCTGAAGTGTATGGTCCTGCAGTAACAGCTGTGTCAGCAAGTTTGTCAGCAGTTACAGCGTCATTTGCTATCTGCGTAGTATCAACTTCGTTCGCATCAATTGCGCCATTATCAATTACTGTATTTCCATTTGAAATAATACCCATTAGTATCTCCTTTAAATTTTTTCTAATTTTAATCTAAATTTTTCATTAGATTTGTTGTTAATTAAGTATATATCTTCAGCACCTTCCTGTAAAGTCCAACTTCCTTTAGAACCATCTACAATATTTCCTTTAGTTTTGTGTTCATTATTAAGGTGTAAATCCCCAGTATAAATATTTTGCCAAACGTTACCAGAGGCTCCAAGATCATAAGTGTCATTAGCACCAGGTAGTATATTACCTGTGGCTGTAATTGCTTCTGAAGTTATTGCCCCTGTTGTGATAGCACCTAAAGTGCCTAAGTTAGCATTTACATCAATAATATTTGTACCATTACTGTAAAGAATTTTTACTCCTTTATCTGTAGTTGAAAACGTAGGACCAGTTCCACTTGCTGTTTTAAATTCAACAGTAAATGCTCCAGAAGTATTGTTATAAACAATATAAGATTTTTCTATACTATCAGGGACTGTAACAATTTGGTTTCCAGTAATTGAACCCGATAATTCTATAATTAAATTTCTTGCATCAGAAGA